GGCTATGACCTGAGTGGTCGTGATGGCGCTGGACAACTTGTAGATACCGGCTTCAACCCGACAGATGAAAGCGTCGATGCCAGCAATTATGCGTTTGGTGTGTTTGTGTATGACGGTACGCCTATTGGTATTGCCGAGTTTGCTACAGAGCAAATGTTTGAGTGCAGTTCGGCTGCAAATGCTCGCTGGCGCGTAACATTCGAGGCTAAGAGTCTTGGTGAAACAGAATACTGTATGAACACCAACGCGGCCCGCCTCGTTAGCACAGAGATCGACTACGCCACCGAGGTCATGGACAAGAAGTTCTATATGTGCCGCCGCCAGAATCCGGCAAGCACCAGCCGAACAGACGCATTTGTGAACGGGTTTAACATCGAATCCGGCGATGCTGCCGTAAACGGCGTACCAAACGATACTGTGAAACTTGGCAGCACTTCGTTTGGCGGCACTCAATCAACCCCTACTATTTCATTCGCCTTTGTCAGCAAGGACGGAATAACAATGGATGGCCCGATGATGTATGCCGCCGTTCTCAAGTTGCTGCGAGGCTTCGGTGTGAGCGTGTAAATGCAACCAGCCATTGATGTTTTTGCAGACGATCATATTCCTGAGACTGATGCAGAACTCCAACTTGCAGAAGCAATTGCAGAATACTACGACGATCCTCTAGGGTTCGTTGAATTCGCTTTCCCGTGGGGTGAGGAAGGCACTTTCCTTGAAGAATATCCTGATGGCCCGGACAAATGGCAGCGTGAATTCCTGACGCTGCTTGGCGAGTTAATCCAGAAAGATTGGAACGAAACGCCGGAAGGCGAAAAGGTCATAGAAAAAGCGATCCGAATGGCTGTGGCTTCAGGTCACGGTATCGGCAAAACCGCCATGACCAGCTGGATTATTTTGTGGTTCATCAGCACCAGACCAAACCCGCAGATCGTGGTTACTGCCAACACCAAGAACCAGCTTACTACTAAGACATGGCGTGAGCTTGCGAAATGGCATGGTTGCTGCATCTGCGGGCATTGGTTTAATTACACAGCTACCCAGCTCAAACATAAACAGCGCCCTGATACTTGGTTCGCTACTGCTGTACCGTGGAGTGCTGCCAACAGTTCAGCATTCGCCGGTACTCACGAAGCCCACGTTCTCATGCTGTTCGATGAGGCTTCAGAGATTGACGCGAGCATTTGGGAGACTGCAGAGGGTGCAATGACAACGCCCGGGGCAATGTGGTTGTGCTTTGGCAACCCGACCAGTAACACCGGACGCTTCCGGCAGTGCTGGACACTTCTTCGCAAACGCTGGCACACATTCCGTGTCGATAGCCGTGAAGCCAAGATGGCTGACAACGAACAGCTTCGCCAGTGGATTGAAGATTGGGGTATCGACTCTGACTTCGTGCGCGTCCGTATCTTGGGCAAGTTCCCTAAATCCGGCTCGAAGCAGCTTATCCCGAATGACCGTGTTGAAGATGCACAAGAACGCGAGATCGAGGACAAAACCATACCGGCTAACTTACCGAAGTTGATGGGCATTGATGTTGGTTCCTATGGTGATGCACAGACGGTGGCGCTCATTAGGCAAGGCCCGAAGGTATTCAACGACATCAGGCGCTGGCGTGAAGCTGATGTGAACAAGCTGTCTGGATACCTGGCTGAATTTATCAACGAGGCGAATCCTGACTGCATCTTCATTGACGCTAACGGCTACGGTCACGCTGTATTCCTGCAGCTGGTGCAGTTGGGTTTTAACGTCACACCGGTGTATGCCGGCGACCGGAAGGCGGTACTGGACACTAAGACGTTCTATAACCCGCGTATGGAAATGTGGTGGCGTATGCGCGAATGGCTTAAATCTGCGGATATTCCGCAGGATAACGAGTTGTTCGAGGATCTTATCGGCCCTGAGTACGGCTACGATAACAACATGATAATGCGGCTTGAGCGGAAGGAAGAAATGGCTAAACGCGGTCTTCCCAGCCCTGATGCTGCTGATGCGCTGGGATTCACTTTCGCACAGCCAGTGCCTATAAAGGAAGATCAGTCGATTTACGAATCAATTGAGAACCTTGAACCAGAGTGCGTTTAACCTGTAATATGTGGATATGGCTAATAAAAAACGGGGCAACCCCGATAACAATGTAGAGCTGTGGAACATTATGCAGTCGGTCGATCACAAAGACTACGACCACACCAAGTACACGGAATTTCTGATCAAACTGACCGGATACAGCCGTTCAATGGTGACTTCATGGTTTGCAGAACCTGAGCGCAATGGTGAGCCAAACCCTTACTGGCGGGCAGTACCAGACATGGTGCTTCGTCACGTTAAGCTGGAATTTGGTTTAACGGAGCCGCGTTACGTTGAATAGTTTGGCTGTTGTAGTACGCTAACCCAAACCCGCGCAGGACAACACAGATGCCTATAAACCGTCATTTACGACACGGTTTTACAACGGAGCAACCGCCTACAAGCACAGGCGAAGTCGATGTAACCATCGAAAGCGCTCCCGACCCTCTAGCAATCCTGTCCTTTTCGTCCGGGTGTTCTGCTCTCGATACAGAAGAAGATGGCTTCGCGCCATCGGTCGGAGTGATTGCATTCGACGGATCTGCAAACGTCACTCAAGCAAATGTCGGCGCATCCATGCGCGATGAAAATTCGCCCACCAGAACTTACGCACAGGCGATTATTGATGGAGCTGTAAATCAGCTCGATCCACAGGATAACGGCAACCTTCTTTCGCGTGGCAATTACAGTGAACGCACATCTAGAGGTGTGACGCTGAACTATACGGTTGTCGATGCAGACCAGCGTCTTTACACCATGCTAATGATGTTGAAAGGGATTGCTGAAACAAAGGTTGTTGAAACAACCATGCCGGCTGCAGTTTCCTCAACAGAAGCTGTAGTTTTTGGATTTAAACCTGACTTCGTTATACACATGGGTGTTGGTAACAACAATAACAACCTGAGAAACAGCTGTAACTTCTCGTTCAGCGTCGCCAAAAAAGACCCGGACGTAAATAACTCAAGCATCAAAGAATTGGGTATGGCGATCCGCGACCAATTCGCTAAAAATGGTGGCAACGCAGCCGCCGAATGGCGACCTGACGAAAGCATCAGTCATTACGTTTATGACAGCACAGAGATAAACGCCTTCTACACAGGTTTGTATGGCAGCAACGGTGTCTCTATAGCAAAGAGCGAAGGCACTGTCGAAGCTCTGGTTTACAGTATTGGGGTAAAACTCAATTCAAATTACGAAGTAGATATCGGTGAATTCGATACACCGACAGAAACTGGCCGGCACGTTTTGGCTCGCACTGGATTCCCTACACAGCTGGCAATTCTTTTTTCAAACGGTATGCCAGCCGGCACTGAGAATGTCGATGATATCGGCATGAGTATCGGCGCTGTAACCAATCTTGGTTCACAGTTCTGCACATCAGGCCGGTCAAAGTCAGGCGCTGTTCCTTCTGCCGCAAAAAGCTATCACAGCGAAAGCGAGATACTTCGTGTGCGCAGGGGTGTCGGTCAGCAGCAGTGCATAGCCAGCTGCTCCGGTATCATGTCTGATGGCGGTCTGGATATGAATTTCAGTGTGGCTAATGAATCGGTTCGCGTGGGTTACATCGCCATTGGTTACCGAAATGCTCTTTCCAACACGCGTAAGCCAGTAAAGAAAAAATCAGTATCGACAAAACAAATAACGGATCTTCTTAGTCAGGGCGACCAACGCAAACCAGACTATGAGATTCGCGGTCGCAAATTCTTCCAGCCGGATAATAAAAAATGAGCGATGCTAAAAGCATAGACCAAGATGCCATCAGCCGTGCCGAAAAGGAATGGGTAACAAGCCCTGAGCATCTAAACCAGATCAATGCGTCACTTGGTATCTTATGCAAGGATATTGGCGCAAAAATTAACCGTTTGTACCCTAAATGGTGGTGGGTAATAAGCCCTGACGAACAGGGCGGTATCATCACAATCTTCAGCCAGCGCATTACCATGTGCTACGGGTACATCATCAAGATCGAGGATATCCAGAACGACCCTGAGCGCAAAGAAGCAATGCGCGGCTGCGGTGAAATCCTTGAAAGGTATGGTATGCCGCTAAAGGCATTCGACTATGACTGTTACACCAGACTTGAGCTGATTCGAGGTCTGGACGGTGAACCACAAATGGACATCACCGACTTCGATAAGAGGAAACGCGACAAAGAGCGCGATGAAACGCTTACCAGAGGTGTCCAGAACGGTAACGTGCTGCTTGACGTAAAAGACGTACCGCAGGAAGATGGTAGCGCAATCAGGCACATAGCTATCGGTATCAAAGGCGAGGAATAGGTATGGCGGCGCTAAATAGTCGTAACCAGAGAAACCAGCCAAAGTTGTTAGGGCCGGATGATCGGGTATCAAACACTTCAGCCGGCGCAGAACAAGTGCCAGGTGGAGACAGCCCGTTTCAGCCGGGGGATGATGATTGGCTGCGCCGTAGCCGCGATTCTTACCAATCCAGTGAAAACTATTTTGATGCCAGTATTCGCCGGCGCATGGAAGACAACCTTCGTGCTTTTAACAGCCAGCATCCAAACGGCTCGAAATACTACACCAACCAATTTCAGAAGCGGTCGAAGTTCTTTCGCCCGAAAACACGAACAGCAATTCGCAAGGGCGAAGCTGCTACAGCTATCGCTTTCTTCTCAACATCTGATGTTGTCGACTGCGAGCCTGTCGACGTAAACAACCCACAGCAAACTAAAGCTGCATCAATACACAAAAGCCTTTTGAATGCCCGCCTCGACGATCCAAAGATGTACTGGTTTCAGACCGTTGTTGGCGCATCACAGGATGCCCGCACACAAGGCGTTGTAATCAGCAAGCAATTCTGGCGCTTCAAGAGCAAGAAAATACGCTTGCGTGACCGCTTTGAAGATGAAGCAGGGCAGAGCCTGTATTCAGACACCGAACACACCATTATCGAAGAAGATCGGCCCGACTGTGTTTTGAAGCCGGTCGAGAATATCCGCTTCGACCCAGCCGCCGATTGGCGCGACCCTATTAACGACAGCCCTTATGTTATCGAGCTTGACCCGATGTACATTGGGGATATCAAGCAGAAGATTGCTTCCGGCGAATATCGCAACCTTAGTGATGCGATGCTTACAGCGGCGCTTCAGCAGGATTGGGATTCAATTCGTGCAGCCCGTGAAGGTGAGCGTCTGGATAAATACGATAACGCCACCGTTATCAATGACTACCAAACTGTATGGGTTCACCACAATATCGCCAGAGTCGATGGCGTTGACTACATTTGGGATACGCTTGGTACTGAAATCATTCTTTCCGACCCGAAGCCTCTGCGCGAAGTATATGCCCACAATATGCGCCCGTATGTGCTTGGCGTTGCCAACATCGAATCTCACAAACAATACCCGGCATCTGATGCTGAACTGATTAGGGAGCTGCAGGGTGAAGCCAACGATGTAGCAAACCTTCGCAACGACAACGTGAAGCTGGCGCTTGGCAAGCGATATTTTGTTCGTCGCGGTTCTGGTGTTGATATCAGATCTATCCTGCGGAACACAGCAACGTCTGTCACGATGATGACAAACCCTGAGAGTGACGTAAAAGTTCACGAAACCCGTGATGTCACAGCCAGCTCCTATCGTGAACAAGATTACATTAACGCTGATATCGACGGTGTTCTTGGCAGCTTCGATAACAGCAGCATCCAGACCAACCGGAAGATGAATGAAACCGTTGGCGGTATGCAGATGCTCCGCGAAGATACCAACGAGATCAAAGAATTCGGAATACGCACTTTCAGTGAAACATGGATGCGCCCTGTTCTGCTGCAGCTTGTGGCTCTGGAAGCGTTTTATGAATCAGATGTTGCCCTGCTTCGCATGGTTGGCAGCGAAGTCGGTGAAGAAGAACCTGGCAGCGTTCTTAAACTGCTACAGGAAAACATCAAGGTCAACGTGAATGTCGGATTCAACAGCACCAGCCCTGCCAAGCGCATCGAGAAACTTGCGCTTGCATTCGATATGCTCGGCAAGTTCATCCCTGACGTAATACAGGAAATGGACAGGAAGGAAGTTATCAAAGAGGTTATGGGTACTGTCGGTTACAAAGACGGTTCTCGTTTCTTTGGTAGCATCATCAACGACGATCAAGACCCGAAAGTTAAACAGCTCGAACAACAGGTACAGCAGCTCACTCAGATTATCGAGCAGAAACAGATTGAAGGTCAGGTTAAAGTTGAAGTCGCCAACATAGGCGCAACCACCACACTTCAAGTTGCACAAATGAATGCTGAGATCAAGAAAATGGAAATCCAGCTTAAAGGCAACATAGAAGGTCAGCGCATCTGGCTTGAAGGCCGGCGCTCACAGATTGATGCGGCACTTCGTCAGGAACAGAACGAACAGAAGCGCCGTGAATTATTCTTGCAGCGGGAAGCACTGTCTAATTCGATTCGTGAGAAAGACCGCGATTTCGAGTTGGAACTTTTTGACCGTATGCAAAACGCAAGCACAAATGTCAGCAGCAATAACGGAGAGGGTGCAACCGATCTGTCAGGTAACGATAAAGCAGGAACAATAGACCGCGACAGATATGGCGATATCCCTAATGCGCCACAATGAGTAAAACACTATCAGAAGAAGAAAAAGCCGGTGAAATTCCGGTAGCAGAAAACGAACTCTTTGAAGACTTCAAAGATGAATTAACAAAACAAGGCTTTCTTGTTGGCGACCTCGAAGACTATCGTTGGTCGCTAGATGTAGAGCAGTGGGCTAACAATGACCCAGTGGGCAAGATGATTACAACCTACGCTCACGATCTTGTTCAAAGCGGAACTAATGCAATCATCGAAGCAGCTGATGATGATTTCGATGCCATAAAAGAAGCCAAGTACGCTGTTACTATCGGTAAAGGAATTTTGTTCACTGTCGCACAGGTACTTTCGCGTGGTGACGAGATTGAGAAGCAAATACTGTCAGCAGAACAACTGGAAAGGGAGGCAACACAATGAGCGATGCAGCCATTCAAAACGAAGAAACTGCTGATACAGCAGTAGCCACGGGTACTACCCAGCCGGAAAACCCCGAAGACCGTAATGACGATGGAACGCCGGTCACTTCGACCGACACCGATCCAGCGTCACTGGATGCCAAAGAAGAAACACCAGCGGCATATCTTGAAGCAGACCGCTTCCAGGCCCGTGAAGACTCTTTGAGCGATATTTACGGCAAACGCAAATCACAGGTCAACAAGGAAATTGACATTGATGATGCGGAATTGACCGATGAACAGCGCCTTGAGAAACAGCGCGCTCACGCATTACTTGGCGACCCAAATGTTAGCGAAGAAGTTCGTGAAAGCCTTACCGGCCCTGCGGTTGGCGAGGAAGGTCACGACGATGTGGCTGCAGCAGCTGCAGCGCCGGCAGCGCCGGAATCCGGCAATGTTGACAATAATGGTGAAACTACTACTATCACTGTGTACGGGAAGAAAATCGACGTTACTCAGGAAGACATTGATAACGCCGGCAGTATTCGCGAACTACAAATTAAGCTGGCGGGTGACGAGAAACTTCAGCGAGCCTCTACCTTACAGGCGAGTCTTAGCGAGTATCACGAATCACTCGACGAGCGGGAAGCGACTCTTGCACAGCAGGAAGCGAATCTCAAAGCCGGGTTAGACCGTAATGGCAACCCACTAAATCAGTCCAGCACTCGTACTGATTATCCTGACCTACCAAATGGCGGTGAGGGTGGCACTGTAGAAGCAGATGCGCAGGAACTAGCTGCCGAAATGGCAGAAAGTTTTTTTGAATCTGATTCGGTGGAAGAAGCTCAGGAGAAACTGACTTCAGCCATTTCCAAGATTATGAGTGGGCGCGGTCATACCGCCACCCCGATCACGGAAGAAGCGATAAATACCGCAGTACAGGAACAAGTGCAGCGGGCTTTGTCGGAACAGACTGCTACCACTGACGAAGATCTTGTTGAACAAGACAGGATCGCCGCCAATCAAGTTTTTGTCGACGAATTTGCTGACCTGGCATCAAACGTAAACCCCCACGGGTTCACAATGGTTCAAGCAGAAATCGAGAAGGTCAAAAACGCACCGATTATGTTCGGTCGACCCATGACAGAAGTTGTTCGATTGGCGGGGGAACGCACCAAAGCCTTATTGAAAGGCGACGTTCCTTCACCGCTTGATTTCTCTACAGACCCGGATCAAGTGCCAGTAGAGCAGGTTCCTAACCCCAACCATATTGAAGGCCGGTTGGCGCACAAGGAACGCACTGTACCTTCCCAGCCCCAAACCTCGAACAGTCAGAGGCACGAAGTCCTTACAGAGTCGGTATCGGCAGATAACTCGGCTTATGTAGCTTCACTTCGCAAGTCGCGAGGGTTAGCAGATTAGAAGCAAGTAAGCCATTTTGGAGCAATAAAATGGCAGGACAACTTTGGGCAGTAAACGCTCTCGGTGGGTATATGTATACCGACGAGCTGACCAATGTTCTTCGCACCGCATTACAGCCGATTGTGCGCTTTCGCCAATTCTGTGATGCAAAAGATGCGACGGACAAAGGTCTTGGTAAGGGCAACCTGTTCCACTGGAACGTCTATTCTGACGTTGCAACAGCGGGTGGCGAACTGAATGAACAGGAAGCCATGCCTGAAACAAACTATTCGATCACTCAGGGTCAGCTGACCATTACCGAATACGGTAACAGCGTACCCTACACTGGCAAACTGGATGATCTGTCCAAGCAGCCGGTGAAAGAGATCATTCACAAAGTGCTGAAAAATGATGCCAAGAAGGTACTCGACACTGCTGCTCACGCACAGTTCGACGCTACCGGTGGCAGCGTAGTTGGCGAAAACGGTACGACCATTACTACCAAGTATGATGGTGCTGTAGCAGCCAACAACAACAGCGCGCTTCTGAACGTTCATGTGAAGCTGATCGTCGACGAAATGAAAGAGCGGAACATCCCGCCTTACGCCGACGACGATTACTACTGCGTCGCATGGCCTTCAACCTACCGGTCTTTCAAGAACAACCTTGAAGACATTCACAAGTACATCGAAACCGGCTTCTCCAAGATTATGAATGGTGAAATTGGCCGGTACGAAGGTACTCGCTTCATTGAACAGACTCACATCGCTAAAGAAGCCACGTCATTTGCCACGAACAGTGCATCTGATTGGGCTTTCTTCTTCGGTGAAGACACTGTTGCTGAAGCATTGGCGATCCCCGAAGAAATTCGCGGCAAGATTCCTGGCGACTTCGGTCGTTCACGGGGTATTGCGTGGTACTACCTCGGTGGTTTTGGCATCATTCACTCAGGATACAGTAACGACGAAACTCGTATTCTGAAGTGGACTAGCGCAGGGTAAAGGTGAAGATATGAGTTCACATTACGACCAACCGCTTCGCATCACTTATGGCTACGGCAATGTGGATTTCGGCGCTTCTAACGAAGCGACCGCTATCCCTGTTCCCGCCGGCATGACTCGGTGCAAAATCGCGGAAGTATCGGTACAGGCAACCGAAATATTTGCCGGTTCAACCAGTACGGCGGCTATCCATATCGGCACAGCGGCCGATGCGGATAAGTTTGCTGCTCTGGATCTCGGAACTACGGCTGACACCGATGGTGTGTCTTTCGGCCCATCTGACTGTACTGCGGCTGCAACCCTAGGTTACGGCGGCGATGGTGTGATTGATGTATCGGCGCAAGGCGAAAACATCAGTCAGCTCGAACTGCTGTTCAAGGCTGCTGTCGGTAGTCCGACAGGTCAGGGCTTTACCAACATCACGATTGAGTGGTGGTAAGCCGGTAGCTTCCATGTAAACGCAAGCATCACCCCCTTCGGGGGGTAATGCTCTTTTTCGGGAGAAAAATTATGCGTACCAATAAGTCTCGCCACCACGCTTCTCAGGATAAAGCTGGTCTGGCATCTGGTCTTACGGAGAAATCCAAGATCGACAAAGACCCTGCCTCTTGCGGTATGGGTTCTGTCGGCAAGGCACAGAAGCCCCAAGCCAATCCGAAATCGAAAGCGCCCGGTGGACACCGGTTCGGCTAATCCGTTGGATTGCTGACAGGGGATGCCCCCTTATAGGGGGCTGAACCTTTTTCGGGAGAAAACTATGTCAGATAAGCGCAGACATCTGGACAATTCTGAAGGAATGCGTTCAGCATCACGGTCAGGCTTCATTAAGCAGATCTCCGGTCAATGTGCCGGCGGCGAAAACGATCATCTGCTTGGCACTCGACCAACCCTTAATTCAAAGCCTACTGCCAATGGCGGCAGTATTGAAGCCGGCCTTTCGTTTCGGGAGCGAATGGCGGGTTCTGCACAAAATCCCGATTTAGAGGATTAACCAAAATGTCAGCAAAACTGGATCTTAACCAGCCACACGAAACAATTCGCGGCGACTCAATGGCTGCCTACTCGCAAAACGGTAAATTCTTCACAGGCGGTGGTGCTGAACTCACCCGTGAGCAGCGCTTTATGTCTATCGACGAATTCCAGAAGAAGTACCCGGATTTCTCGAACTCAGAAGGAAACATTGTCGAGAAAGAGTCTGAAGAAACTGAAAGCGGTATGCAGGGTTTGGATACAAACACCAGCGTCGCAACCAGCACGAAAGACGAGCCGGAAGAAACACGCGAATCACTTGGCGAGCGTCTGGAAGATTTGACAGCTCAGAAAGTGAAGAAGATCGTCGAAGAAACCAAAGGCATTAAACCTATTACTGGTCGTGGCGCGAAGAAGAAAAACATCGAACTGCTTTTGACCAATCGGTTTGGGCCGGCTTAAACATGAGGGCGCGGTATGAACTATTTGGCTTTATGTCAGGAGTTAGCTGAAGAACTAGGCGTTGGTGGTGCAGAAGCCGGCAGCGGCATCCCATCGGCGGTAGCTGGTCAAACCGCGCAGCTAGGCAATGTTGTTCGCTGGATCACTCAGGCGAACAACCATATCAACAATCAGTATCAGGATTGGAAGTTCCTTTGGACTGAATACTCTGAAACCATGACTGTTGGTAGTCGTATCCCACCGACCCACGGCACAGGCGATGGCAATACATCTGTCACTGTCAGGCGGTGGGATAAGACATCTTTCTGGCTCAACAAAAACACTGATGAAGCAATCCAGTTGATGTACGTCGAATGGAATGTGTTTCGCCGCCATTATGAAACTGGCGACCATTCAGAAAACAGTGTTCCTACCTACTTCACCATAAAACCAGACAACAGCCTGGTACTTGATGTGCCGTCAGAAGAAGCCTACACGATTACCGGTGAATTCTGGCGCAGACCAACGCTTCTTTCGTCTGATACCGATACCCCTGACATTCCAGAGGAATACCACAGGGCGATAGTGTGTGGCGCTGCGATCCTGTATGCCGGCAAGGAAGCGGCTCAAGGAATCCAGCAAAGCATGGCAGCTGAGTACAGTATGTTTATGAATCAACTCTCTGCCGACCAGACCTTCGGTAACGAGCAGGATACGTTGTCAGCTATTGACGATGATTTGCTTGTCGGAATCCCGGGTCATGTTGGCGGTGAGTACAATGGCTAATCTTGGCAACGTCATACTAAAAAAGAAGCCGGCAAAGGTATCTTTAGACCAAGATGCTTTCGCTTTAACTGGTGGCCTTAACCTGATCGAAAGTGAAATGACCATCCCGAATGGCGAATGCCTTTCGGCTATCAATTATGAAATGGGCATCAAAGGCGGCTACGAGCGTACAGCCGGTTACGTCAAATACGATGGTACGACAGAGGGCGACGCATACGCGCCTTACTGGATTATGCCGTGGAAAAGCAGCACCTCTATACCAAACCCCTACCCTGCAGCCGGCGATGTTATAGACGGTGCAGACAGTGGTGCTGATGGCACTCTGCTCGCTATTACACAGGCATTCGCTCCGGTTACATCAAACGAAATGCTTTATTCAGAGGCGTTGGCTACCTACTGGACTAAGGAACGATACGGAGATCTGGACGATACAACCAACAATGTCAGTTATCTGACCAGTTTAGGCGATACCGTCAACCTTACGGCTTTTCGTGACCCTACTGGCGGTACTTTGCATACCGCAAACGCATCTAACGGATTTAGCCTTCCAGAAACCACATTCACAGCTGAAGCCGGCGAAATATGGCAGTTCGATTTCTGGTTTGCTCTTGATGATCGTGATGCAGCTGACAGGCTTACCGCTGAAGGCATTGGCTTTGAGATAACAACTGTTGGCAGTGAGGTTACATGGAAAAGCCAAGACGATGCCAGTGCCGGCGACGGTCAGGCTAACGCGAAGGTTGTTGGCGGCATTGAACAGAGTTATTACGATGATGGAGTAACAGCTGTTTATAGCAGTGGTAATTGTGATGTTGCAGCCTCATACGATTCCTCTGATTCTCAGATTACAGATGTGTTGCCAGGTATCCATGTCACGATAACAATGCACGTTGATAGCGTGAGCGGATCTGGTCAGTTTGGATTCCTTATAAACGCCAAAGGATATAACTGGTCTACGTACTCTAACACGTGGTTTTCAACAATAAATGAGGAAATAGATAACGACAGCCATCACACTCTTATTGGCGCTATGCAGTTGAGTGAATACACCAATGGCACATACGTTTCACCACCAGAAAAAACTACTTATGACATGACCACATCAACATCGACCGGTGGTTATTATTACGGAAACTTGATATTCAAAGATTCTGGCGGCTTTAATCAAGGTGAGGTTCTGGAAATTGGTGGTGTCGATACCGGCATGACCAGCAACGGTAGTAACGTCAAAGAAGGCGAATCAGACCCAGATCTTCATGCCTCATACCTAGAGCTTGCCTCTGTAAACGCATTGAGTGGCATTGGTCAGGTTGGTGTTAACGATGGTAGCGGCCCGATTCGAGGTGTCTGGTTCTACAACGACGTTGTTTTTGCGTTCCGCGACAGCGGCAACGGCAGCAAGGGCATACTCTGGAAATCAAGCGGCGGCGGCTGGTCTGAAGTAACACCCAACACAGAAATCTATTTTGTTGCCGGCACAGGTACTGCACAAATAGCCCCATTGGTAGGCACAACCATTGAGGATGGCACTACCGGCGCTACAGCGACCATAGAGCGAGTAATAACCACCAGCGGTAGCTGGGGCGTGGACGCTGCCGGCTATTTCGTTGTCAGTAATATCACAGGCGGTGTTTTCTCTGTTGGTAATGACATCGAGGTAAGCGCGGTCAAGATTGCCGAAGTAGACCCGACAACCGCATCAGCAACCCCAACATTTCCAGCCGGCGGCGAGTACGAGTTCAGAAATTACAATTTCTCAGGTCATGCAGCCAGATATTCGTTCTACGGAGTTAACGGTGTTGGTAGGGCATTCGAGTATTGCGACGATGCTCAGAACGGCGACGAGGTAGTTTCATTCATCACAACAGGAATGACCAACGATACGCCAAACCATCTTGGCGTTCATTTGCTTCACCTGTTTTTAATGTTCCCGGGTGGCTCTGTTCAGCATTCTTCTCTTTCAGATCCGCTTCAGTTCCGCGTTGTTACCGGCGCTCAAGAGTATGCTGTTGGTAACGAAGGTACTGGCTTCCTTGAAGAAGTGGGTAAGCTGCTGTTTATATTTACCCGCAACCAAACCTACGTGCTTAACGGGGATTCAGCTGCCAATTTTGACCTTGAGATATACAACCCTAAAGCCGGCGCACACCCTAACTCTATAGGACGTATAGGCGTAGGCGTTTTCTTCGATGATCGTGGCTTTACTACCATGCAGTCAACAGACAAGTATGGTGACTATCTGGACAACTCAATTAGCCAGAAGATACAGCCGGTTATTAACGAAATAATCGACGGTGAAATATCTGCGGTTGGTTCAATGACCCTTCGCCGCAAGAATCTGTATCGCTGTTTCTTTGACGATGGAACAATTATTTCTATCGGTTGGAGAGACAAAAAAATATCCGGCATCATGCGGCTCGAATACAAAAAAAATGTTGTTTGTGTTTGCTGCGAAGAAGGTGTTACTGGTCGCGAGCGTATGTTCTTTGGATCAGATGATGGCTGGATATACGAAGGTCAGGTAGGTAACAGCTTCGACAGCGAAGACATTGATTACCATGTCCGTCTGGCGTTTGCCCACACCAAAAACCCTATGATGTGGAAGAAATACAAACAGGCCAGACTCGACGCTCACATCGGCTCTACCGTGACGCTTGATGTACTTTGGAATTACAACTTGAATGACCCCGATTATTCCAAGAGCCTTGCCAAATCAGTTCCATCAGGCACTGGTGGCGGCACATGGGATTCTTTTACATGGGATTCGTTTACATGGGATAAACCGATGTTCGGTTTGTATCCTCTTAAAATGGAAGGTGAGGGTGTTAACTTCGCGGCTTTGTTTAGTGGCTCAACAAGCAGCGACCCAGCGCATACGCTGCGCGGATTGACCGCCATCTTCGAGAAACGCCACATCGACAGGAGAACTTAAATGGCTAGCAACTTATTTACGGACAGCGGCGAGCCGGCATCAGGTTCTGCTGGTGCTTCGCAGAAAATACGGACACAGTTTGCCGGCATAGAAGCTGGTTTAGACAAATTGGCAAAGTATTACATTCCTTGCCACTTTGAAGACCTAAACACAGCAAAAAGCCAATGGGTTGTTGCCCCGATTGCTGGCGAAATAACCGGCGTTCACGTTGTCAATGATCTACTGAATAACACAGCAGCAACAGCAATCACCCTTGAGTTAGCTGGTGTTGCAGTGACGCTTGATTCTGCCTGTGAAGTAGGAGCAACAGATGTTGCCGGCACGGTAAACAGCGCGGTAGCGTCTGCGGCCAACACCGTAGCGGCACTAGCACCTATCGAAGTGATAACAGATGGCGCTGGCGGTGCTTCCGGTATGTCCGGTCAGGTTCTGGTTGAGGTCACGATAGCCTAATGACCACATGGGCTAAAACCTTTGTTTGTGATGGCGCTGTGAATGCAGACTTTCCTATCACTAAAGAGTTATCAGCCGATCACATTATGAAGACCCGGCATAACATCTACATCATGCCGAGCAGCAGGAGTTTTACTGCCGGTCAGATTCGGCTTCGCATACGCCCGATGCTTGAGGTAAGCGGCTGGGTTCTTCCAGATGAAGAACTAAAGCTGCTCGATCTGTCTGCCACACACTACGACGAAGGAACAGTGTTTCAGTTTTTCGGTGCTTTGGCTGCTGTAAGGATAGATTTAGAGTTAAACATGGCTATAGCAGAAGGAACGCCAAGCCTGTCTGTTCTGATTGAATCAAACAACTACCTGGCACAGCACATCACCAGAAGTTTAGACCCGACTTAATGATGGATGAAAGATTAAACAAGCCGTTTGTTTCTGTGTTGTTCGACCAGATTGATGATACTCCGGCAGATTACGCTGTTCGTCTTGAGCAGGAACACGCTGACAGAGCTAACCATTGGCTTTACTTTCTGCATGAACCTAGCGAGGGCGCTTCTGGTTCTGTGAGGGTTATGGGAAGGGCAACTGCCGGTCAAGGCCCGTTTTTTGCTATAAGTCCAGAGCTTAATTTATTTTCTTTTTCGGCATCGTTAGATTCTGAGGACGGTACTGCTCATTTTTTTACCGGAAGTTTTGAGGAAATTTACATCAAAGACCTTTCGTTATCAGGCTCAGACAAGATCACTATCGTTCTAGCGTCCAGTAATAACTACAGACCAAACAAAATGCTCGATTACGGTTTGGCTCTTTACACTTTGGCATAAACAAAGGAAATCAAATGTCTGAGCCTGAAATAAACGGTAAGAAGCACGGCGAGCATATCGAGGAACTGTACTCGACTACCAATGAGTTAAGCAACAAACTCACAAAGGTAGTCACCGAGTTTCAAGCCTTTGCCGGAACGACTGAACGTGCGATTGACCGCATGACTTCTGCCATATCCGAAGTGCAGAAAGGACAGACCCGGCTAAGTGAATCAGTTAGCAGCAGCAAGGGCATTAACAACTCTACTTTGATTGGGTGGACTGGTGTTTTTCTGACGTTTATCGTCATTATGATCGGCGGCTTTGCTGCCTACACGCAGCTTGTAGTGAAGCCTGTTGCGGAAATGGCAGTTGCCGAGCGAACCGACCGGAAAGAAGATACCGTAGCGGTTATTGCCATTGTCAACGAAACCGAAAAAGACCTTGAAGATTCTATTGATGATGAAGCGGGTACAAGAAATGCTGTAGATCAAAAATTATGGACATTGCTTCTTCAACAGCAGGAACAAATTGAAAAGATCCGACAAAACGACCGCGACGATCTGATTCGTGAAAACGAAAGACTGCACATCAATATCCGCGAGTTCATATTCAAGCAGGGTGAACATTGATTAACTCAGAACAGTTCAGAAAGCACGTTGTCAGGCCGGCGCTGAAAATGCTGTCGCCTCACATTCGTTATTCACCGGCAGCTGAAAACCTGATGATGGGTACTGCCGCACAGGAAAGCCGTTTGGAGTATCTGCACCAGCTTGGCAATGGCCCAGCTGTAGGCTTTTTTCAGATGGAGCCAGCCACCCACGACGATATTTGGGAACACTACTTGAAATACAAATCAGACACAGCAAGTGCGCTGATGAACATTGCCGGCACTGTCGGCAATCCGAAAGCAGATCTGATGCACGGCAACCTTTACTACGCGGCTGCTATGTGCAGGGTTCATTATTACCGGCAACCGGCTTCTATACCGAATGCAGACGATGTGACAGGTATGGCTGCGTACTGGAAGCAGTATTACAACACGCCTCTTGGCAAAGGCACTGAATCTGAATTCATCCACAACTACGAGCTTGTATCGTGATTGAACAAACCAAACAACGAGTAAAGGATTGGGGCGGTATAGCTGCAGCTGTTGCGGCGATCTGGCTGATCGTTGACAAGATCGAAGTGCCAGACACTATTGAGCCGGCTACTGTTGCCGAGGTTCATAACGGCGACTACGCCACCAAGCAGGAAGTGTTAAAGCAGATCGAGCCGCTACAGCAGTCAGCAAGAGCCGTTGAGCATGATCTTGTGTTGCGTAACATTCCGTGGGCTTTGGCAGAACACAAGAAGCACAAAGACAATAAGCCAAGCGAGTACAGCAAGTCAGAGATTCACGACTATCTGTGCGGCAATCAATTCAAGGGCATCGAGGGTGAATACCGTCGATACCAGCGCCTGACCGGTAACAAACACCGAACAGAGGGCAAGAAGTATGTCTGCAACTGACCAACCTAAAGACCTTTGGAAAAATCGCAGACGGTTTGCGTACACATCACTGGTGTTTATGATTGGCTACGCATTGTTAGGGCCGATCTGGATAAGTGATGCGTCATACGCTGTTGGTATGCCGGCGGTAGCAGTTTTTAGTACCGGCAACATCATCGTTTATATCGGTGCTGCAGCTTATGAACATACGCGGGGTGTTAAGTGAATATCTACGCAGTAATAGCCGGGATTCTTTTAGCTGCTGGTGTAGCTCTTTGGTATCAGAACGGCAAGATCGAAAACCTGTCAGGCGAGCTGGCGGTAGCAGATCAGGCGCTGGTTAATGCTACGGCTACATTAGGTGTTATCACCAATGACCGAGATCAAATTCTTGCAGCGTTTGAGCGGGAACAAGAACGAAGCAGTGTTATGGCAGAAGTAATGCTGCAATGGTTGAACAGTGCGCAAAAAGCCGCACAACAAATGAGAGAGAATAGTGAAGGTGCAAACAACCTTATGTCGGATGATGATTGGTGGTGCGCTTCTGAGCGTATTCCTGATATCGTCATTAACGGGATGCACATGGCGCAGCCGACCGAGTGAGCCGCAGATCGTCGAAGTTACGGACGTACAACGGGTTCAGATACCCGCCATACTTCTGCAACCATGTCCGATTACGGCTATGCCGGATAAAGGCGCAACTTGGGAAGACCTACCGCCGGTCATAGCAGAGAAGCACAGCCAGCAGCTATCCTGTAACAGACGCTTCGAGTGCATCCGGCTATGGCAGCGGGATGAAGAACAAAGCTGCTTTAAGGTCGAGTAGCTGTGAGACAGGCAGACAGCGAGTTTCAGCGCCGCACCCTTCCGCAGTCTCACCACCGACTATTACAAGATGCGCTGAAAAAATGGTATCGAAGCCCTGAGCTTGCTAAAGCTGTTAAAAAATGGGAATCGCGGTATTATATCCAGCATGAACAGAGGGTTATGCAATGCTATCAGCAGGAATCTCCAAAGCTAAACCATTGATTGAAAAGACCGTTGAAAAAGCCGGCCTGAATCAACCGTCTTCTGGTGGCGGTAATTCGCCGGCAGATGCTGTTGTAGCTCGCCATGCTGAGAACAAACAACCGGAACTTACCGGCGAAACCAGTACCGAAGCAAAGCCTGTTCTTTCTGTCTCTACACAATCATCCGGGCTGGGTTCCACTACAGGTAACTTCTTCGAGAATAACGGTATTGAATTGCCGTGGCAGAAATCAGCCAAAGAGTCTGAGGAAAACCAAAAAGCCACCCTAGAAGGTATTGGCGATGTTGGAAACTACGGCGGCGATAACCCTACACAGCCAGCACCGGTTCTTCCTACAGTAACAACCCCACAAACGGAACAAGCCACAGTGACCCCGCAGCCGCTGCCAGAGCCATCAGCCGGCGAAGAATGGGCGGAAGGTAATCCAGCTTACGACCAAGCCATGACCGAGTTGATCGACAATATGGCTAATGTGCCAGGTTTCGAGGGTTTCGATGGTAGCGAATCATCAATTCAAGATCTGCTGACACCAGTTCCAAAGCCTGTTGCTTACGAAGTACAAACCGCCATGCAAATGCTGCCGCAGTCTGTACGACAAAGCGACATGGCTCCGTACTATGAGCAGTCTATTGGTCGCGCAATGATGATGGCTGCATCACGCGGCGCTCAGAACATGACACTTGCTGGTCAGGCTGCATCGCTTGCGACAGCAGACCACTTGAAGACGCTAGACACAATGCGTGAGAACGGTTCTATCGCATACGGTCAGCAATACCTTGCATCTGTATCACAGCGCCAGAATTCATATTCCGAGGAAGTGCGGGCGATCTACAGCGCAGATGGTCTGAATGCCCAGCAGGAAGAAGCAGCAATCAAGATTGCAGCCGACAGGTATCGGGCTGACCTTGATCTTCTGGCTCACCAATACGAAAACTCGCCGTTGTGGGATGATACGTGGTGGCCCGGGCGCGCATCAGCGCCGAGCGGATATGGGTACGAAGGAACACCGATGGGTGGTGGTGGATAATGATTCTAAGAAAAGCAAAAGAAACCGACATCTGGCAGCTTTTTGAAATGCTGGCTAACGCCAAAGGTGTTAGCCCATACAAAGATATACCAGCAAAGAAAGCGGATATGGTGGCGACCATAAAATATGCTATCGCTAACAAACTGGCTTGCTGTTTGGTTGTTCAAGGCAAACACAAAATTGAAGGTATTGTTGTAGGGTCTGCAAACCCTCTGTGGTACAACGCCGCCAAAAAGAACGCGACCACAATTATTCTCACTGCCGATAACACCAAAGCACAGGCTTTGTTGACAGCGGGCTTTTTGGATTGGGCGTGGTCGCTTCCGTCAGTGTCGGAAGTAACCATAGGCACTGCACACGCCTATGCTTACGGAATGCACGATCAGGTGTTTGAGGAAGCCGGTCTACAGGAATGTGCTACGGCTTTCACGATGGTAAGACCAAAACAGGGTAAGAAATATGGGAATCGGTAATTTTGTCAAGCGCGCAGGAAAGAAGGTAGTCGGCACTGTTAAGCGGGCTGTAAAGAAGGTTGGTGATGTCTTTAAGCGCGTAATCAACAACATTCCTGCCATCGCGAAAATCGCGATCATGGTGGTGGCGGCTTACTTTACCTTCGGGGTGGCGCTCAGTTATTTCCCTGCTGCAAACGGTGTGCTGGCATCAATGCCGGGTTTCGGTGCTACCGCCAGCGGTAATGCCGGCATATTCAGCAGCTTCGCTCAGAATCTTGGTGTCGCCGGCAAGGGTATTACAGATACCGCGCTCGCAGGAACACAAGCAGCTGCTAGTGCTGGCGCTCAGGTGGCCGCAACCGGTGCAGAAAAGGCGCTTGAAGTTGGTGCAACATCTTCAGCACAAGGCACTGTTGGTGTTGGTGGTGAGCTTGGTAAACAAGTTGGTGGTCAGCTGGCGAAGAACGCCGGTCAGGAAGTTGTCAAAGCAACCACCAATCAGGTTGTTAAAGAAGTTGGCAGCAAGGGTGTTATGGAAGCTGTTAAAAGCGCCGGTCAGAAAGTAGCCGGCAGCTGGGGCAATCTCGACACCACAAGCAAATGGATTGCCGCTTCAACGGGCCTTCAGGTTGCCAGCTCCATGATGGCGAAGTCGCCAGACCCTTATTCACGCGGTACGTTTTATGGCGCGAACAAGAAAGGGCCGGTCGAAGGTTTCACGGATCACTCGAAGGTTAGTCACGAAGGCGGTAGTCCTTATGGTGGCGACCCTATGCCAGCACTGCCACCGACTATGGTCGACAATGGTGTTCAGAAGATGGCGAAACCAGAGGTGAATAAGTTTGGATAATCAGCCACAAGAACTATTGCCAGCGCCATCCGGCAAGTCGCCGGATGATCTTCGCCCGACAGGTTTAGCCCCTGGCGAACAGCCAGTTGCGGAAGGCGAAGTAACACCTGAGCAGCAGGAAGTTTACAACCAGCTGGTGTATCAGTTTGCCAAATACGTTGAAGGCTCTGGTGCAGATCAGGTGCTTCAGTATTTGAATAACCCTGACAATCCTGTGTATGTGAATATCGCCAAAGCTCAGTACAACATTGGTGAGCAGATCATCAATAGCGCCGCACAAGCCGGTGCAAACATCGAGGGTGATGAAATCTTCCATGCCGGTGCTGAACAGACAGAAATCCTGATGGATATGGCTGCTGATGCCGGCATCTTGCCGTTTGAAAAAGACAGCGAGGAATATCAAGAGCAGCTGAAGTTAGCGTTTACCGAATCCCGCAAGATGATGGGCGAAGATATGCTCAACGGTCAGGACGGTGAGCAGCACATGATGGAAGCCGAAGATATGGCGGCTGTTCACATCAGCAACGAGGCTCAGGCTGGTCAAGTTCCAGATGGCTTCGAGAAATCAATGCAGGGTATTGGTATGAACCCGAATCTGAACACAACTTCAAAACTAGAAAAAAAACAGCGCCCTGCTAATATGCAAGCAGCGATTGAACAGGCGGTGAAAAGTGGCTAGAGATCCGAACAGGTGGTCTGATGCGTTAGGCGCGCTGGCTGATGGCGGCAGCAAAATGGTTGCGCAATCAATGCGTAGCGATGAAAGCGAGAGGGATCGCCAGTGGCGTGAGCGTCAGGCTGATCTGGAAAACACCCGCGCTGAAAACCGTATGCGGCTCAAGGCTACTCTTGATGCTGATGCGTTGCTTGCGGCTGAAGACCGTAAAAACGCAGAGTGGGAACGCCGGTTCGCAAAAGAACAGGCGGAGGCAGACCGCCGGCTGGATAAGCAGCTTGCAATCGAAGACAAGAGGTTGGCTCGCAGTGACTCGAAAGAAGACAACGACATCATGTTTAGGGCCGAACAAGCCACAAACAAGATGCTTGCCGATGTTCGTAGTAAATACGACGAGCTGCTAGAGCCTACGCCGCAACAGACAGCATCATTCAAATCAGATTACTCTCGAATCGCGTTGGCTCTGTATCGTCGTGGTGTTCGTGAAGGCTGGTCTGGATACGACAACACAGCCGAAGGTGCTGCCACAATCCTGCAACCATATTCATTCGGTGAGCCGAAGTTCTTGAACGCTATGGTTGCTGAAGCTGGCATTTTGACCGGGCTGACACCGCCGCCACAAATGGGTGGTAAGAAAGGTGGCGGTAAGAAAGGTGGCGGTCAGGAAACCAAAGAAGAACATCTGGCTTCCGGTAAAGAATGGAAAACCATTCTCGATCAGGAGCAGGAAACCGGCAAGCCATATATGACTGATGCTGGTGAAGAACCAGCACCGGTTCTGTCGACCACAAAACAGCCGAATGTTTCAGAACCAGGTATCGACCCTTCACAATCTGCAGCACAGGAAGTAATGCCAGCAGAAGAAGGCAGAACTATTGGAAACTCGCCTATTGGAATGATTGGCGGCGCGTTAATGGATAACGTGCTTCAGCCGATGCGAGACTACAGGCAAAAAAATCTCGACGCTGGAAGACAGCGCCTTGCAGACAAAGAAAAGAACGCACTAGGTGCGCGTCTTTCAAAAGCTGCGGATTCTTTATTCGGGCTGGAAGACACTCCCGAAAAACAACGGTGGATACAGGAACAGAGCCAAATCGGTGTTGCTAAACCTAGCGCATCCGGCGTGGCACAACCAGCAATACCCTGAGAAGGGAACAATAAGGAAGTGCTATGGCATCGCCATTAGACGATTATTTGAAACAGCAGTATGGCGGCGAAGGTGCGCCGGCTAAAACAGAATCTGCTGGACAACAAATATCAGGCGGCTCCCCGCTCGATGATTATTTAAGCAGCACTTACAGTTCCCAAATATCCTCACAATCAGACGATCCTGATATTGGTGCTTCCGACTACGGAAGGGCTGTCATGGGTGGCTTCGCTCAGATTGGCGAAGGCATGGGCTGGCTCATGCGTATGGGTGGTATGGAAGACGCTGGCTCTGCGTTGGAAGATGCCGCTTCGAGTGCCGTTGACCATTGGTACAGCGGTATGTCTGCAGATGCCCTGCACGAAATCAGCCGAGATTGGACTAAGGTAAACCCTGACGGTTCGTGGGAGATCGACGATTGGAGCTTGCATAAGGTCGGGCTTGCCGGCGCAAGTTCGATACCTGGCACTATGCTTGGTATGGGTGCTGGTGGTGCAGTCACCAAAGGTCTGCAGTTATTTGCTAACCCATTCGGCAGAGCGACCCTTGATGCAGCTGTTAAGGCTGGTTCAAAAGCCGGCGCATCAGCAGCTACGGTAGCCAAAGGCGCTGCAGCTGCTAAGAAGCTGCGGATCGTCGACGGTATGCTTGGTGGTGTCGGTTTCGGTATTGGTGAGGGTGCTGTCGAAGGCACAGCCGCCGGTGCTGAAGTCTACAGACAGGTCATGGAATCAGACCCCGAAGATCTGTGGGCTAACCCGCGCTTCCAAGAAATCTTTCAGTCAGCCCCCGAACTGTCACCGATGGAGCGCGTACAGTACGCCTCACACACACTAGCTAACGAGCTTTCAAAGAGTGCTGCCAGCAAGGTTACTGGTGTGTCGGCCCTGCTTGGCGCTCCGCTTGGCTCTGTGTTGGGTAAGGTGCTTGGTGGTTCTGGCGTATGGGCTTCAAACCGCCTTCGCGGTGCTGGCGCTGGTTTTCTCTCTGAAGCAGTACAGGAAGCCGGTCAGTCCGGTTCTTCCCGGGCAATCCAGAACGTCACCATGCAGGGGATCGACCTCGATCTGGATACATGGGATGGTGTTGTCGACGAAATGGTTGGCGGCGCTATTGCCGGCGGTGCTATGGGTGTCGGCTTCGGCACATTCGATGTCAACGTATCCGAGCGTGAAGCCTCGTATAAGTCGAATAAGGTCGCAGAAGCAGCCCTAGCAAGGAAGTTTAAGGAAGTTACCCGCGTTTTCGCTAATCAGGGGCTGGATATAGCGCCAGTTGCTGATGTGATGAACAGGGCATCAGATCCAAAGGATACGGATACAACCGCAGCTAAAGCCCTGACAGAGCTGACACAGCTCGCCACGCGGGCTATGAGCAACCCTGAGACATTCCAGCCGGCTAACCAGCCGGCTAACCAGCCGGAAGCCGAGGCAGCGCCAGAATCAGCCCCTGAGAGCGAAACTCAGCCCGAGCCTGATGATGATATCCCCATGACCCCGCAGCCTGATACAGCGCCACAGGTGGACACAGGGAACACGGTACAGCCGCCAGACACCGAACCTGAGCCTGATAGCCAGCCAGACGGTGATACGGTCACTCTGCCCGATACAGCGCCCACAGGGGCAGCACCGGACACTTCCGGCGGCTATGACTATGTGACGAGCTTCCCATCGCCTGACGAAAGCCTTAAATCCGATTACACGGCGGCTGGCGGCGAATGGCCCGACAGCCAGCAGAAGAATGAAATCTTCCATCAGTCGGTCATGTCAAACGTGCTATCGAGCAGAACGAAGATCGAGCAGCTTGAGTCTGCCGTAGCTTCTGGCTTCGACCCGAAAACAGGCAAAGAACCAACCAGTGAAGCCGGCAGGAAGCGGCTGGCTGCTGCACAGAAAGAGGTCAAAAAAGAAGCTGACTTTATTGAAGGTGAGTTCCAAACATATCTCACTGCATACGGAGCTAAAGCAACCAGCAGTCTTCGTCGCTACATCGACTACAGTCGTTTGCCGGAAGCAGCCCGGTCAGAACAAGAATCTTTGGATAAAGACCTTGCGAGCATAGAAGCGCAGGGTACAGATTTCACCGGCTTTATGGGTGACGTAGTAAACCCGAAAGTAAAACAAGGTGTTGTTTCTCTCAATAAAGCTGGAATCAAAACTTCCATGTCTGGCGATATGTATAACGCCGGATTGATTTACCTTGATGTTGAGTCAGATGTGACAGGCGAGCTGCCGGAAGGATGGGTTAAAACCGGTCGCCATATTGAGCAAACAAAAGCAGATGTATTGGGGGGCGATACAAAGAAAGCGAAAATGTCGCCAGGTACTCGCATTGCTCGCAAAGACACCGGCCCGATAACTAAAGCTGAAGCTGATGCTTTGGTTGCGGCATTCACCCCATCTGAAGACAACAAGACCGAAGCCGCGCCGAAACCGAAAGCCAAGCCTAAAGCCAAGCCTAAAGCAAAAACGAAGGCTGATAACAGCGTACCTAAGCTAGAACCGAATGATGTTAAGAAGCTCGACAAGACTCACGATGCTGTGAAGCTGTCTACGGGCAAGATAAACAAGCCGGTCGAGGTTGGTGGTCGCTTGTTTACGGCGGCTGGTATTACACATCAGGGCGAGAGAGGCCCGAAACAAATTCGCTATGTGGAGCTTGTTCCGCAGGAAGATTATGAAGGCGAAACAATTGATGTAGGTCAGCAAATAGAGCAGTACGACAAAGGTCGCCAGCGTGGTGATTGGACAGGCACTAGGGTTCAGCACGGTAAGAAGAAATATGTGGTCGCTCGCAACTACGAGTGGAATCGCGATGGTGGTTGGGGAACTTCAAAAGAAATTTTCGCACCGGAAACCAAAGCCCCTACTGAACAGACTGTTGACGAGTTTAAAGTAGAGGTCGCTAATGCAGTAGTTGATGCAATGCGCCCGTACTACAGTGAAGAAGACACTGACGGTAACTCATGGCTTCGCCGGCTAAAGAAACACAATGACTTCAAAGCCAATAAGAAGAACAAAAAAGAAGCCGGCACTTTCAGTAATGATGATATCGCCTTCGTGATTCATTCGGATCAGGCTGAAGGCGTTATCATTGTCACTCGTTACAACAAAGTGCTTCGCAAGAACGCGCAGATACAGGTTAGCGCGCAGTGGGTTCTTGAACAGCTTGCAGGAAACACAGACACAGACTTTCAGATGTTTGTTACCTACAAGCGCGGCAACATGGCGCTAAATAAGACCTATGACGTAGAAGCTGGTATTCCAGATATCCAACCGTACTTGGATCAACTGCCAGAGTATGAGCAGTATTCAGATAGACCACACGCTGAAATGTTTCACGGCAAGCTGGAAACCGTAAAGGTTATGAACATTGATGGCACGATGGTTGCTATTCGCCGTGTTATTGAACACCAAGATGAAATTCGTAGTGTCCACTATACAGAGTTGACACCAATTGAAGATTGGAACGCAGAAACCATCACTGATATCGAAGGATTCGGTGAAACCAGCAACACCAAGAAAGGCGCTCGTCGCCCGTGGGATTACAGCGGCAGGGTAATTGATGTCGATGGCAAGCAGTACGTTGCTGGCGACAACTTTGAATACAGCAATTATGACGCTAATGATACTGGCGGCATTAAGCGTGAACCCGGCAAGATTCAGAATGTGGAAAAAGGCTCTGTTAATGCAGCCGCTGCAGCCTCTCCATTCAACCCCGAGAACGACAAGCCAGAGCCTACAACGTCACAACAGAACGCCGGCACTGAAGGTAACTTTGAGCAGCCCGCAATCGAGTGGGAAGCAGCCGGCTTAACATTGCGTATGCAGTACCCGAAAGGGAGTGAGAGATACGGTAAAACCCTAAAGGCTCATTACGGAAACATCGAAGGCACTAAGGGCCATGATCGCATGAAGATTGATGTGATTATAGGCGATGCTCTTGAAACGTCTGACAAGGTTTGGTTTGTAGACCAGCTTGACGATGGTGGAATGACTTACGTTCAGACTAAAGTTCTAGTCGGGTTTAACCGTAAGGCAGCAGCAATGAGCGCCTACAAAGCCATGTACCCGAGTGGTGAAAACATATCTTATCAAGGAAAAATATCAGAGCTTAAAGATTGGATAGACAGTGGGCAAGAGTCGCAAATGACAGCCCCACGTGGAATTTTTTCTGGTGTTAACAATTTTGGCTCTGACTCTACTTCAGAAGAAATGAAGGCTGGCATAGGCAGCAACCAGCAGACTCTTTTTGGCTCAAGAAAGGTTAGTACCAGGTGGGAGATATGGGATCTTCGCGACCTTGTAGCAAGCAACCTGATATCAGGCAAGAAGAACAAAAACTATCCAGAGGAAATGCAGCCACGTGACCGCAGCCGTGACGCTACACAACAATGGATAAACGAAACAAAATCGAAGTTCCAGCCAGAGCGAGTCGGTTTTACTACAACAGCCGAAGATGGCGCTCCCGTGATAACCAAAGACGGTGTTGTTGTTTCCGGCAACGGTCGTGTGATGTTGTTCAAATCATCTTTCGGTAAAGACGAGAACGAATCTACCGAAGCGCTGCAAAAGGAGTATCACGATTACATAATTAAAAACGAGAGCCAGTTCGGTTTTAATTTTGGCGAGGACAAGAAAGACAGTGTTTATGGATTCTCTGTTCTTGTTCGCGTCATTCAAGAAGAAATGTCTGATGCCGAACTTGCAGATCTTGGCAAGGAAGGTAACGTCAGTGCGCAAGCAGCATTCTCGCCATCAGAACAGGCAGCAAAAGATGTTGTAAGCGAAAAGATGATCGGGATGCTAAACCCCGATGATAAGGGCAACCTGTTAGCAGCCAGCAATATGCCGTTCATGGTTGAGTTTATGAACGAGAATATACCGGTGGCCGAGCGCGCAGCGTTTATGACCGAAGACGGTCGCCCGACCAAGCAGCTTGCAGATCGAGTGCAACAGGCTGTGTTCTGGACTGCATACCGAAACGAGCGAATCCTTAGCCTGATGGCTGAAGAAGCTGACCCGGGCATTAAGAACATCATTGCCGCGCTCAACAAAGCAGCCCCGAATTTTGCGCGGGCGCAGTCTGCAGCTAATGGCAAGCTGGGCGATCTGGATGCCGTTACGCCGTTGACTGACGCTATCGAGGCAATACGTTCAGCGAAGGGCGCTGGTCTTACTGTCGAAGAATTCCTGGCACAGCGTGATGCCTTCACCGAGATCGACCCGACAGCTGACAGATTCGCACGATTCCTTGATGCCAATATGCGTAGCGGTCAGCGCATGGGTTCAGCCCTGTCGCATCTGGCAGAGCGTATCAACAACGAGATAAGCAAGGGCAGCACCGAAGATATCTTTGGTTCTGAGCCGGCAAGCCTCGATGATCTGCTTTCTGCCACCAACGATTACATGAAGGAACAGTGGGGCGACGCGCCTAAAGGCAAGCAGAACCAGTTGTTCAGCAAGCGACCCGTGTCGCGGGTATCACTTGCCGAGGGGGATATCGTAAGCCGTATATGGTATGTCGATTCTCTAATGCACCCTGTCGGGCCTGATGGTCAGTTCCAACAGGTAAACGGTAATACGTTCCTTTATTCATCGCCTGACGAAATATCGAAGGTTGGTGGCGAAGTTTATGCCATCGACATCAGCAATCTAAACCTTTCACAGTTCACGGTATCGCCGGCTAAAACGAAAGCGGCTTATCCGGCGAAGATCCGGCGTGACCACATTCTGTCAAAGACAGAGGTCTATGCGATTCTGAATAAACCGGAAACAAAACCACAGCCAGTGCCATCAGCACCGCCGGCGGCTAAGAAGCCAACAATCATTAAGCCGGAAAAAGGAACACCGGCGACCCTGTATCAGCAGCCAGTTGGTAACGCTGTTCAGTCGATGATTAAGTATCCGCACGAAACAGTGGACACCGCGCAACAGGCTGCAGACATCTTTCATGCCGTTATCGGTCAGAAGTCGCACGAAGTGTTGCTTGGATTGATTACAGATAAAAACAACAAGCCGTTGTTTGTTGTTCGCCTTTCTGTTGGTGGCATATCTGCTACCACCATGTATTCGGAAGTTTTCTTTCCGGCAGTAATGAGTGATCCAAATGGCGTGAATTTCTGGATGGCACACAATCATCCGGGCGGCATTACAACTCAGAGTGACAGCGACAGAAAGCTCGCAAGATCTATAAACCTTTCTCTAACACAGACAGGTCTTAACTTTAAAGGCAGTATTGTTGTTGCTCGCGGCTCGAAGTACACATTCTTTCATCCTGGCTCCGGTGTTGACCAGAGCAAGAGGGAAGTCGAAAGGCCGCAGGAAACCGGTAACGAAGAAACAATTCCGCTGATTGAACGTCGCTTTGTTGGCGAGGTTGAAGAAGTACCGCCGGCAAAGATTAACAGTGCAGAAGATATAGAAGCGTGGGTTCAAGAAAACCTAGATGGTCAGGAAGGAATTCTGATGCTCAACCAAAGAGCCATGATTACCGGCTTCCTGCCATACGACCTTGATGAAGCTGGTCTTTTGCGTAGAGGTGATATGGAAACTGGTGCGCCATTGATTATGCGTGAGCTTGGTAAGGCTGGCGCAAACCGAATTGTGCTTGTCTCAAACAGGGAGAATTACAGAACCTTAAACGGGGTTGCAGACAACATAAAGCGACTATTAAACCGCCTTGATATGCAATTCACTGATTGGATAAACAACGGTAAAACTGTTCGACGCACCGGAGGTAGAGGTGCGCTTCCAGACACTCGCGCTCACAAATTCTTGTCTGCCGGCACAGAACAGGTAGAGGAAGGTCTGACTGTAGAACAGGTTGATATGTTCCTGTCGCCATTCAAGTCACAGTTCGGTGGTGTTGTAGACATCGAGGTTGTGCAGTCGAACTCAGATCTACCGTTTGACGTAGAACCAAGTGACATTATTGAGGGCGTGTACCTTGAGGGAACGAACAAGGTTTATATGGTAGCCGACAATCTGCGTAATGCAGATGATGTTGCCCGCGTAGCCTCTCACGAAATCATTGGTCACTACGGTCTGGAAAAACTTCCAGAGTTCAATGATGTGCTGGGAGCTGTTAAGAGTATGGCTCGCTCAGGAAACAAGCGTGTAGCTGATGCGTGGAAAGAAGCAGAGCTGCGCAACCCGAATGAAAACAATGATGTTTTAGCCAAAGAAACACTGGCGATCCTAACTGAGCGTGGCAATAACAATATAGGAATACTTGCCCGCGCACGGGTAGCAATGCGTCAGGCGCTTCGCCGTATCGGATTCAATCAAGAAATCACAGAAGAAGAAGTTGACGCGTTGATTATCCGGGCGGCTCGCGATCTCACGAAAGCGAACATGGATTACCAGCAAACCATCATGTCTGCCAGCCAGACCGCCACACTCGAAAACCCTGATGCCTTCCGCGACGAAATATCAAAAGCAATGGAAGAAATCTACGAGGAATACGGGCCATCGACTGATGCCGAGCGAATCAATCCTGTATTCAGCAAGGGTAATGTGGTGGAAATGTCTATGCCAGCACTCAGCCAGACAGACCGGCTGTTCTTGGAAGGCGCAAAGAATCCGGCAGCAATGCTTGAGTTGCAGAAGTTTATCGAAGATCCGATGGACACAGACGCGCTCGATTCTTTTATCTTTGAGACAATCAAAGCAGCCCGGTTTATTGATGCCGATGCCCAGCAGGGCGACATCGAGATCTATCCTGACCGCGATTACATCGAGAATGAGCGTGAGGCAGATATAGCAGACACCATTGACTTGATATCACTGGCAATGGAAGACATTGTGCTTGGTCGCTTTGTTCGCAACCAGACGAAGTACAAGAGTGCTGACGAAGCCCTGATTGACCTTTCTCGCCGCATGACCACCCCAGCCGGCAGACCGTTCAAGCCACGCTTCAGCAAGCGGTATGAAGATCGTCACGAACCTGTCGGTCAGCACATCGACCGCTTCCTGAGTATGCTCACTCCGCACAATAGCTTCTTGGGGCTAATCGAATTGAAATCGTTCCTTAAAACTCCATCTGGTGCAAACCGTGAGGCGTTGTTGGAACAGGTACGCAAAGACCTGATTTTTCAGTACACCAGTAAGTACCAGCCGAAGTACAAAAAGCACAACCCGAGAAACATCGACGGTCTTAACAAAGCGATGATTCTTATTGATGATGCCTTCGATACGGTGGCATCTAATCTGAAAATCGGAACGGTAAAAGAGTTCCGAGATATCACAAAGGCTTTCATCAACAAGAAGTACGGCAACACCAGAAATATGTACAGCAAGCGAGCTACTGGTGGCGATCGCATGGAAGCACTGACAGGTAAGTACCTGGCTAAACCGCAGGAAGATTACACACTGCGCGACCGTATGCGTATTTGGTTCCGCAACATGACCAATTGGGATTGGCGGGCGATCCGACAGAACATCATTGATAACGCCGAGTCACTGCGGGCGCTAGAAGTCGATACCTTTGGTCAGACCCTAGATGCTGCTTACTCGCCATACAAAGCTGTGCTGGCTACCAGAAACATTCGGTCGGTAATGACCTATGTGATGATAGGCGGCATTCCTCAGTTGAAAGACGGTTCTTTCCAGCCGAAAGCAGGGCGCAAGGGCATCATTGAAATCTTCCGGCCTCTCACCGATCACAAGGATGGCAACCTGTTGCACTTATGGGAGCTGTACGCAGCTGCCAAACGTGCGAAGCAGTTGATGAACGAGAAGAATAAAGACGGTACTGAGCGTGAAAAACTGTTTGACCCGGAAGACATCGAAGAAATTCTGGAACTGAAGGATAAGTACCTCGATGAAAACGGCGAATCAATCTTCGAGAAAGTCCACAAGGATTGGATGAAGATGAACAGCGAAGCCCTCGATCTGCTAGAGAAGTCTGGCGTACTGGATGCCGAGCTTCGCAAAACATTCATCAACAATATGTATGTGCCTTTCCATCGAGCTATGGAGTCAATCGAATTTGACGAATACAGCAAGGGTGAAGGCAGGAAGCCGCGTGGTATGCGCGGCGGTGTCTCGAATGTGAATTCCGGCATCATGCGCTTGAAGGGTTCTGAGCGCAAAGTCGGTCACGTCTTCGAGAACATGGTTATGAACATGACCTACATGATGGACGCGGCTTATCGCAACCATGCCATGCAGCGTGTTGCGCTGGCTTATGATGGCGGTGCATTAGAGAAGATCGACCTTGAAACAGAAGCGGTTCAGATATCGTTGCAGCAGATGGCTTCTGCGCTACGCAAGGCGGGCCTCATTGTTGGTAACACGCCAGCGCCCGGGCAAGTCGATACCTTCGGTATGCAAGTAGTCCAGCGCATGACTCCCGAGCAGCGCGACCAGTGGCTGAAGGTGTTCCGCAAGGTCGCGCCAGCCGGCGACAACATTGTGACGGTGCTTCAGAACGGTCAGCGGGTTTACTACCGCGTTCACGATCCGCTACTGCTTCGCACTCTGCAGGGTGTTGGTACTCAGCGGTTCGACAACATTATGGGGCTGTTCGGCGGTTCTAAACGGTTGCTGACCACAATGGTTACAACTGACCCTGCATTTATGATGGCTAACTTCGTCCGTGACACACTGGCTGCGTGGGTACAGTCTGACGTTGGTATGAAGCCATTTGTCGATTCAGTCAAAGGCATGAAGTCAGCTTGGAACGAAGATGAAGATATGCTGACCCTTATGGCGGCTGGTGCTGGTGGCGGTGGCTTCTATGACACCAACTCAGATGATGTTCGTAAGCTGATCGCCAAGAAAGTGCCTCGCGGTCACGTTGACAGCTTTATGAATTCGATTGTTTCACCGTCCGGTATGTGGCGGTTCTGGCGGCGCGTTGGTAATGCTTCAGAGCAAGCCAACCGTGTTGCTGTTTATAAGCGTGTGCGCGGTGCTGGCGGTTCGGTAGCGGAAGCGGCTTATCAGGCGCGTGATGTGTTGAACTTCACGATGGTCGGTGACAACCCGACAGTCATGGCTCTGGTCGCTACCGTTCCGTTTTTTAATGCCAGGTTGCAGGGTTTGTATCGCCTGTCTCGCGGCGCGATGGATAACCCGAAGGCATTCGCCACCAAAGGCTTCATTCTGGCTGCTATGTCACTGGCTCTGCTGTACCGGAATTGGGATAACGACGATTACGAACGGCTTCCAGAGTGGGATAAAGACCTGTACTGGCACATCTGGATCGGTCGCGATATGGCTAATGACAACAAGGGTGAACACTTCCGTATCCCGAAACCGTTTGAAGTGGGCGCTATGTTTGCCACAGTGCCTGAGCGTATCTGGCGCAAGACTGCCGGCAGGGATGATTTGAACCTGATGAAAGAGCGTGGGCTTTCGATGATGTTTGAAACCTTCGCCTTCAACCCTGTACCACAGCTGATTAAGCCTATATGGGAGCAGAAATCAAACCTCGATTTCTTTACGAACAGCCCGATTGTAGGCTTCAGTGAGCAGGGCCGGATACCAGAGGCTCAGTACAACCCGTGGACATCTGAGTTCATGCGTGAAATGGCAAAGGCTATGCCAGACAGCGCGCCGGCGTGGCTGCGCTCACCGCAGCGCCTAGAACACGCTTTGCGTGGTTACTTCGGTGCAACTGGTATGTATATCCTTGATGCGGCTGACTACATGACGCGGGGCGCATTCGGATACCCGGACAAAACCGCCAAAGACATTCGTGACTACCCTGTTGTGAAACGGTTCTGGCGCAACCCGAACCCGCGTTACACCAAGTACGCTAACCAGATGTACGGAATGCTGGAAGAATCAAACGACATCTATCGCACGATCAATGCTTATAAGAAGCAGGGGCTTGGTAAAGAAGCCAAAGCACTATACAAAGATAAAGTCGGTGTGCTGGCTGCGCGTAACAATCTGAACAAGATGCTGAAGGAAATCCGCAAGGTCAATGACCGGATACGCCAAATCGAGTACAACAATGTGATGAATTCAGACGAAAAAAAGGCGGCCATAGACCGCCTTCAGAGTCGCAAGAACAAGGTCATGTCGAGAGTGGAA